GGGCGCCGCGAACGGCGCCCACCGGTTCAAGCCAGTGCGATCAGGACGCAGCGGTGATCAGGTGCTTGACGGCGGCCGTGTCGCCGAGGCCGCCATCGAGACGGACAAGGCCGAGCAGGCCGATATCCGGCGCGAAGCGCTCGCGGGCGGTGAAGAGCACGATGCCGCCGACCTTGCGCACGAAATACTTGGCGTGGTCGCCGAAGATCATGACCTTCTTCGCCGCTGCCAGTGTGTCCATCGCCTGGTTGATGCGGTAGCGATAGCCGAGGATCGTGCCGGGCACGCCGTTCTGCACGTCGCCGGCCGACCAGATATATCGCCCTTCGCCATCCTTCAGCTTGCGCAGCGCCGCGAGCGTGGTGTCGTGGAACTGGAACTGCACCTTGGGCCCGCCGCGATAGGCGGGGTCGACCGAATGGATCAGGTCGATGATCTCGTCATAGGTGATCGCCGCCGCGGCCACGGAAGTCCTGCCGAGGCCCGAGCCGGTGACGATGCCCTGCGGATCGCCGACGCCGTCGCCTGTGGTCAGCTCGGTATTGGCACGCCGACCGAGACGCTCGCCGAGCAGGCCGCCGAGCAGGGATTCCATGTTGAAGATGGAATCCTGCGCCAGCTCATAGCTGAACTTCACCCATTGCGTGTCATAGGCATGGGCGCTGAGCGTCTTCTTGCCGAAGACCGCATCCTTGCTGCCGTCATCGGTCGTCGCGCCGCCCTCTGTATGCTTGTCGACCGTCTTGGAGGTGTCATCGAGCGTCGGCATGTCGATCGGATTGCCGGAGGCCGTCGGCAGCGAGGTGCAAACGTCCTCGTCGTACATCGGCCCCCAGGCCTTCATCGACTTGATGATCTCGGTGGCCAGCTCGGTCGGCACCGTGTAGCCGCCGCCGGCAGGCGTCCCGACGGTCTGCATGCGGACCTCCTTCGGAGCGACGCCGGCGCGCAGGGCGGCGCGCTCCTCGTCGTTCAGGGCCGACATGTCTCCGGCGACCTGCAACCAGCGATGGAAAGCCTGACGGTACTCGATCGGCTTGTCGTCATCGTCACCACGCCGCTCGCCATCCCCCGGATTCGGGCGACGGCGAGAACGGCGCTCCTCCTCGGCCGTCTCCAGCTTCGCCATGCGCTCTTCGCGGGCGATCTGGCTGTCGAGCCGGTCGAGATCGCCCATGAAGTCGTCATGGCGCTTTTCGAGCTCGGCGACGCGGGCGTCGTCGGTGTTCTTGCGGATCTCGTCGAGAGCGGAGCGGGCATCGGCAACGAGCTTTTCCCGCTTCTCCTGCAACTGGCGAAGGGTCATCGTAAGTCCTTTCTTCCTATGACCACGTCAAAAAGCCCGCCGAAGCGGGCGTTAGGGCGGGAAGCGGGATGCTGCCGCGCCACCTCCGGCATGGCCGGGGAAACTGCGATGCCGCGCTAGCGGATGCGCCGGATGCGCTGTTCCATCTCGGCCCGGCGCGCCTCGATCCGGCGATGGGCGGGATGCTCGCGCCTTTCCTTCCGGGCCTGCTCGAGCGAGCGCAGCGCGATGGTAGCGCCGTCATAGGCCGGCTCGGAGACGATGCTGACCTCGTGCAGCGCGACCTCGAGGATGGTCCGCTTCGGCGTCTTCTCGGTTTCGTCCCACTCCTCGCGCAGGACACGGAAGCCGAAGGACATGCCGGTGACGTCACCGCGCTCGATCAGCGTCGCGACGTCGCGGCCGTCAGTGGTGTCGGGCAAGTCGATCTCGACATGCAGGCCCTTGGCATCCTCCGCCAGCCGCAGGGTGCCGGCCGTGCTGCGCCCGAGGACGCGGCCCCGGTCATGATCGAAATAGGCCCGGACGTCGGCGGTCTTCAGCGTCTCGGTGAAGGCGCCGCGCGCCAGCGTCTCGGAGAACCAGCCGCCGATATCGGCGAGCTCGCCGAAGACCGCGGCATAACCTGCGACGCTGACCTTGCCGTCCTCGGCCGCCCGACGCTCGACCTTCGCGACCAGCGAGCGCAACTCGGGGCCATCAGGCTTTTTCATCGCCTTCTCCATCCTGCTTCGGTTCGTTCGCCGCCGCCTGCACAGGCTGCTGGCCGAGGACGACGGTGGCGCCCTGAACCAGCAGCTCGTCCGCCATCGGGTTCTTGTGCTTCGGCCGATTATCGAGACCGCGCCCCTCGTTCGGAGTGAGCTGCGACGTCTGGATGCCCCGCCCGATCGCCTCGATCCGGCTCTTGAGGTCGCCGCGCATCAGCCCGTCGAGATTGTGCTCGACATAGGCCGCGCCGGCCTTGTCCCGGCCGTAAAGCTTGAGCGTCGCCTGCGCCTCGAACGCCTTGGCCCATTGGCCGATCAGATGCTTGACCAGGTGCAAGTCCTGCTGCTCGACATTGGCGAAGGTGCCCTTAGAGAGATCGTGCAGGAAGACCGGCGGCAACTGCCAGGCGCGCGCGATTTCCTGAACCTGATAGAGCCGGGCCTCGGTCATCTGGCCCTTGGCCGGGTCGATACCGACCGGCTCCAGCTTGTAGCCGCCGGGGATGGGCAGGATCTTGCTGTTGTTGACGCGGGCGAACCGGATCGCCTCCTCGACATCGTTCGTGGTGCGCTTCAGCGCCTCGTTGCCGGAGGCAAGCGGCCCCGACATCGACAACGGCGGGACGCCGCCGCCGGCGAAGAAGGTGCTGGCGTAGTCGTTCATCGCCAGGGCGAGCTGGATCGCCTTGCTGGCGAGCATCACCGGCCCACGATGGCCGAGCTGATCCTCCCGCAACATGAACGGGATATCGATCACGTCCTCGGCCGGATACTCCTGACCGTCATGAACATAGACGGTGCGCAGGCCTCGCCGCCGAACTGAGACCTTGTTCGGGTTGAGCGGCCAGAGATATTCCGGATCGCCGCCCTTGCGCTCGATCCAGATCAGCCCGCGACCGCCGGTGAAGACGTTCTGCCAGAAGTACTGCCGGGCCTTGAAGCCGTCCATTTCCGGCGTCGGATAGCGCAGCACCTTCTCGACCTGACCGTTCTCGCGATCAGTGCTGCCGTCCTTGTGCTCGAAAGCATGCAGCGGCAGCGCCGCCATGGTGCGCGACAGGAAGTTGACGGCCGCGTTGACGGCCGGGACACGCAAGGCCGAGGCGATCGTCACCGACGGCAACGTCACGCCGTCCATGCCGAAGAAGGTCAGGAACTCCTGCGTCTGGCCGACCGGAACCGTCGGGTTCTCGATGCTGCCCGAGCGCGCTTCCCGGCCCCGGCCGATCTCGATCGCAAATCTCATGCTGCGCTCATCATCTTCCGGAGTGAGAAATTCGGATCATCCCAGGGCGAGGCGGCCACCGTCTCGACCTGCACGGGGGCGACGGCGAGCGCGTTGACCAGCGCCGAGATGCCGTCGATCTTTTCCGAGGAACGCCCCTTATCCGGCATGATGTTGCCGTTGCGATCCTCATGCTTGGCGACATTGCCGGCCATCCAGTCCATGACCGGGTGCTGGCCGCAGTCGAGCGCGCCTTTCAGCGTCAGCCGCTCCAGTTCTTTCGAGGCGGCGCCGAGCGAGGGAATGCCCTGGCGCATCAGCACCATCGGCGCGCCCTCATTCATCAACGTGTTGACCGTCGCCGTCGCATTGTGCGGGTCGTAGGCGACCGACCGGACCGTGAACTGCGCCATGCCCTCATGGATGGCGGCAATCACCGGATCGTAGTCGACGACGTTACCGACCGTCGGCTCGACGGCGCCTCGCGCCTGCCAGATGTCGTATGGCACGCGGTCGCGCCGGGCGCGGCGCTCGATGTTGTCCGCCGGCACCCAGAAACGGGGCAGAGCCAGCCAGTTCTTCTCGGTCTCGTCCGGCGGGAACAGCCAGAGCAGGCAGGTCAGGTCGCTGACCGAGGAGAGGTCTAGCCCGCCATAGCAGACGCGCCCCTTGCAGCGCTCAGCCATCGCCCGCCAGCCGGCATCGCCGGCGAGGCTGGGCATGCCGGAGCCTTTGCGCCAGGCGTCGATATCGAGCCAGCGCAGGTCCTGGCCGACCCAGATATCGAGATGATAGCGCTTGAAATTGGTCTCGAGGCGCGGCGAATGCAGGGCGCGCTCGACCAGCTTCTGCATATCGTCGAGCTGGACCGAGACGCCGAGATTGGGGTTGGCCTTCGCCCAGGTCGCCGGCTCCTTCCAATTGTCGTTCGCGCCGGCGGCATAGATCACGACGAGCGTGGTCGGATCGTCGAAGGTACCGTCCTTGATCTTGAGCGATTCCTCCCAGAGCACCCAGCCATAGCCGCGGCGGGCCTGGCCGGCTGTCGAGATCAGGATCTCGATCGGCTGCTCGCGCTTGATCTCCGACTGCTTGACGAACTCATAGAGGTCGCCATGCGCCCATTCGTGCATCTCGTCGCCGACCAGCACCGAGCAGGAAAGACCATGCTTGCCCTCGGCCTGCCCCGACATGGGCTGGATCGAAGCCAGCAGCTCGGCGCAATAGAGCGAGGTCTTGAAGGTCTCGATATGCTCGGCCAGCGACGGCGAGAGCTGCACCATGCGGGTCGCCATCGTGAAGACGATGCCGGCCTGCTTCTTGTCCGCGGCGATGACATAGGCCTCGCCGCCGAGCTCGCCATCGAACAGGAAGGCGAGCAGCAGAAGGCCGGCGGCGAACTCGCTCTTGCCATTGCCGCGCGCGATCCAGATCAGCGCCCGCCGGAACAGCCTTTTTCCCTCGGCCGTCTTCCAGCCGAAGACCATCCGCACGATCGCGTCCTGCCAGGGCGACAGGCGGAAGGGCCGGCCGGCCCACTTGCCTTTGGTGTGGACGAGGTAGTCCGGAAAGAACCGCGCCGCCTTCTCGGCCGCGACCTCGTCGAACCACGCGCCGGCAGTCTTGCCGGCACGCTCCCATTCGGTGCGCACCCAATCGTGCACGGGATCGGCGGCCAGGGCGCCGACCCAGACGGGGACGGCCAACGCTGCCATGGGCGTCAGTTCAGCCGGCCGAACCCGACGGGCGAGGCGGGACGCGCCGGGGGCGGCGGCGGCTCCGGCGCGGAAGGCGTAGGCGCCGAATCCGCGGGCTTCGAAGGCTGATCGCCGAGAGGCAGCTGCGGGGCACGAGCGGCGAGCCGCGACATCATCGCCTGGCGGACCGCGGGCGTCGTGCCGAACTGCTGGTCGTAATCCAGCAGGCGCTTGTCGAGATGCAGCATCGCCAGGAAGCGCTTGTTGAGCCGCTCCATCGTGACCTTGTCCGAGACGGTGATCTCGACGAGATTCTCGGCCGTCACCATCGGCGCGACGGCGTCGAAGAGCGCCTGCATCTTCACGAAGCGGGTGAAGGCGCGCAGGTCGGAGACGCGGACGAACTTCAGCTGTTCGAGCGCGCCGATCTGGGATTCCCAGATCTTGCGCTCGGCATCGGTCAGCGAAGCGGGCGGCGCGAGCGCGCCGAGCGGAGAGGTCGCCTCGGCCTGGTCCTGCGAGGCCTTCGCGATCTTCCGCTTGCCGGGATTGCCCTGCAGCTTCTTCAGCGCATCGGGTTTCGGTTTGCGACCACGAGGGGCCATCGGAGGAGCAACCTTTTTTTCTCAGAATTCCGCGGAGATTTGCGCGGAGTTAGGCACCCGGTCCGGGTGCTGGAGGGCCTGCGATTTCGACCCTCCCCCTCCCGTCAGGTGCAGCGGAGCGGCGGGCCGAGGCGGCGAGCGGTCGTGCTATCGAGCCGCAGCTCGGAAACGTCGATCTCGCCCTTGAGCCAGAGGCCTTCGAGCTTCTGCTTGAGCACGTCATGATCCCACTGGCAGCTGGGTTGCCAGTTCTGCTCATCCCAGAAGAGGACCATGTCGCCCTTGTGCGGGATGACGTGATCTACGATTGCGGTGCGCGTTACCTCGCCGCGAGATTCACACCCGCGGCAGAGCGGGTGGCGAGCAATGAATCGCAGCCGCTCGCGATCCCATCGCGCATCATATCCGCGATCCCGCGCGCTGCCGCGCCTCTGCTCATAGTCTCGATTAGCCTGCTCGGTGTCGGCTAGCGAACCCAGGCCATTGGCTGGCCGGAAGACTGGAGGACGATAAGGCATGCCCTATGTGCCGAAACACGAAACCCGCCGACCTTGCGGCGGCGGGCGGACATAGCTTCGCACTTGGTAGCTGGTGAGGCTGACGCGGGTTCCGTGAGATACAACTCCGCAGGGCGGCGATCACACTACCGGAATAACCGTGCGCCCATGGATTCCGATTCGCACTGCCGGAGTCAATGGGCGCGGCGCAAGTTGAAAGTGGAAACCGCTTTCCACTAGGCGGCGTCGAGCTGCCGCAGGTCGATATCGAGCGGCGTCGACCGTCCGAATATGTCGACCAGCACCTCGGCCCGCTCGAGCCCGATCATGTCGACGACTGTCGCCTGGAAGGAGGCAAACGGCCCGTCGATCACCTTGACGCGCTCACCCGCAGCGAGCAGGCGACGCGGCTTCGGCGGCGCGAGCACGTTGGAGCAGGGCGCGACATAGTCGTTCTGGAACGCTGCGACCGCGCCGACGGCTTTGCCGGGAACCTTGAGCCAGCCGCGCGGCGTGCCTACGACATCGATCACACCGTCGATATCGCGGATGTCGACCACGGGCCGGCCGTCGACCGTGACCACCGAGACACCATCCTCCCCGACGAAGTCGCGCCCGCGCCAGCGGAAGGGCACGCCGGCGGTGAAAAGGTAGCGCGGGAAGGTCGCGACGTCGTGCTCGAGCCTGCGATAGCGCTGTGTGATCACCCGATGGATGGCGGGCAGGAAGACCTTGCAGCCGGCATCGGCCAGCCCCTTCGCCACCTTCGCTTCCATGCGAGGCGCGGTGTAGACGAGGTACCAGTCGGCGCCGAGGTCGAGATCGGCGGGAGCCGGAACCTTCGTTTCCAACAGCGCGCGACCATGACCATGGAAATCCGGGCGCGGACGCTTCTTCTGATGCCCCATCAGCCTGCGCTCCCGTCAGAATGCCACATCATCATCACCTTGGTCGGCTCGCCCGCCCGGCGGCAGCGGCTTCGGCAGGAACACGCGGAAGTCGCCGCGGAAGGCCGGGATGCGGGCGCCTCTGGCGGCGAGCCAGGGCCGCCAAGCCTCGATCTCCGGCCCGTCGCAGAGATAGGCGTGCAACTCGCCGATGCGCTTGGCCGCCGCGGCGAGGTCGGCGCCGGAAGCCGAGAGCAGCTTGCGCGCCTCGGCCTGCTGCATCCAGAAGCCCGGAGACTTGCCGGCGAAGATCCGGTCGAGCAGCAGCAGCCACCAATCGCGGGAATAGCCGCTGATCATGCCGGACGCCCCGGCGGCCTGCGCCGCGGCCCGCTCGGCGGCCAGCTTCGGCACATGGCGCCAGTTCCGGCCGGAGAGGTATTTCGGCCCGGAAAGGCGCTTGTCGAAGCCCGCCGCCTTCCGTTCGGCAACGAAGCCGGGAATCCCATCGATCGCAGCCCGGCGCTCGGCGAAGGGCACTCCCTCCCAGGCCGAGGCGAGGGTGACCTGATCGTCCGCCGAGGCGTGCGGATAGCTGGCGAGGAACGCGGCCAGTGTCGCCGGAGGCTCTGCGTCGGCTGCATGCCCTGCATCGGGCGCATCGCCCGATCCAGCCGGCGCCCCTGCGCCAGCGCCCGCGCTCTCTCTCTCAGAACTAAGGGGTCTATGAGGGGTTGGGTGACTCCAGATGTCACCCTTATCGATCGCTGGTGTAAGGCTTACACCATGTAAGGGTGACACCATGTCACCCTTATTTGACGCTGCGGCGGGGGCGTCGCTCGCCTCCGAAGATGCGTTCGGCGCATGGCCTGACGCCTCGTCATCGTCGGAATCGGGCAACGGGTCGCGCGCGGCAGCGGCCTCAAGCGCCGGCCACATCTCGGCACGGCGCAGGCGGGCCAGCATGTCAATGTCGAGCTCGTAGCGGGCGGTCGAGCCGGCGCCGCGCCCACCGTCGCGAACCTTGCGTAGCAGGCCGACGCCGCAGAAGTCCTTCAGCGTGCGCCGGACCTGTTGCGTCGAGCAGCCGACATGGTCGGCCACGGTCGCCAGCGCCGGATAGATGTTGGAGCCATCGTCGTCGCAGCAGTCGACAAGCTTCATCAGCACGAGCTTGCGCGTCTTGCTGTCGCCGACCTTGGCTTGCCATGCGAGACCGAGAAGGGCGGCGCTCACGATCCACCTCCTGCCGCCGCCAGGGCGCGGTGCGCGGCCTTCACGGCCTCGGCATTGTTCTTGAGCCAGGTCAGCGTCTCGACAGCCGCCAGCAGGCGCTGCAGCTCATAGTCGCGGACGGATTCCGGGCGCTGGTCGCGGACCGAGCCGCCCCGGCCGAGGATGGCCTGCCGCTCGGCGGCGTAGCGCACCGCCTCCAGCTGCTGGCCGATTGAGATGCGTTCGGCACTCATTCTGCCGCCTCCAGGTGCTCCAGCAGCGGCGTCTGCGTGCGGTTGCGCTGCCGCTCCAGGGCGTTCGCAGCCGCAGGATTGATCCAGAGCACTTCGGTGCGCTCGCGGGCGCCGTCCGCCAGCGCTGCCCGCTCGACGCGCCGCCATCCGGCGAGGGCTTCGTCATAGAGCGGGCAGGGATAGCCCGAGAGCGCGACGCTGCCGGCAAGCCCGCGCAGCGCCTCGAGCAGCGCGGCATGGGCCGCGTCGTCGAGTTCATGACGATACTTGTGCTTCGCGCAGTAGGGGTTCCCGCCCGAGCGGGTCTGGTGGACATAGGGCGGGTCGACGTAATGCAGGGTGTCGGGCCCGTCGTGCGCGGCCATCACCACGAGCGCGTCACGGTTCTCGATCACGACGCCGGAGAGCCGCGAGATGATCGCAGGCACGGCATCCGGGAAGTTCGCCCAGGCATGGGCCGGCGTCGTGCCGCTCTTGTTGCTATCGGCCCGGAAGCCGGTCGACCGGCCGAGCGCGCCAGCGTTGCCGAAGCCCATATAACTGCGAATGATCATCCGTCGGGCCTGCTCGACAGGCTCGGCGCACGGCTCATAGGCGGCGAGGAACTCGTCGCGTGCGAAGGGCGTCATGCGCAGCTGTTCGGTGAGCCGGGAGGCCTCCTTCGAGCGAAGCACACGGAAGAGGTTCACCAGCTCGGCATCGAGATCGTTATAGACTTCGGCATAGGCGCGCGGCTTGCGCAGCAGCACGCTGGCCGCGCCGCCGAACGGCTCGACATAGACCCGGTGCGGCGGGAAATGGCCGATGATCCAGGGCGCCAGCAGCCATTTGCCGCCATGCCAGCGCAGCAGGGGACGCGAGGGTTCGCTCACTCCGCCGCCTCCATGAAGAAGGGCAGTTCCGCCGCCGGCTTGCCAGGGCGCTTGCGCAGGCGCGGCTGGTAGTTCGCGGCGACGAGGTCGCGCGCCTCGGTCGGGCAGACGGCGTTGCCGCACATGTGCCCCTGCTGCTCCAGCGTGAACGGGACGATCGAGCCGTCGGCGTCGATGCCGTGGTCGATGATGTAGTTCGCCGGGAAGCCGTTCGCGGTGTAGCGCTCGCGCGGCGTCAGCATCCGCATGCAGATGTCGACGAGGACGAAGGTCGCGCCGTCGAGATCGACGATGACGAACTCGCGCTCGTCCCAGCATCCGTGCTCGCGCAGGAACGCGGCGACCTCGCGGGCGCGCGCCTCGTGCTCCGGCCCGAAAGGCGGTGCCATGGCGGTCGCGCTCACCAGCCCGAAGCGGTCGCGCGTCGTCTCGGTGCGGCCCGGGGCATTGGCCGCCGCGCCGTCCGTCTCCGAACCGTAATAGACAGTCATCAGCGGCAGGGCGACGACGCCATTGTGATTGCCGCCAGCCGATTCTGTGCGGCCCGGCTCTTCGGCGCTGGCGCCGCGCCTGTCGCTGCCGCGCAGCGTGACCATGGAGGCCGCGACGAGCTGCTGCTGAGCGCCGCGTGTCGAGATCGTCGAAACAGGCTCGTCGGCAGGGTGCGCCGGCGCGCCCGGCCGCGGACCGTCATTATGCTGCGCGAGGAAGGCCGCGACGACGCCAGCTTTGCCATCGCCGCCCGCCGTGATCGTGCCGACAGGCTCGTCCGCGCCCGAGCCGACCGAGTTGCCGAACTGGCGCGTCAGGTGAACGACGGCCATGCTGCCTTCGTTCCCGTCGGGCACGATCGTCGGGCCGGGCTGATCTGCCGCCGCGGTTCGCGGCTCCTGGCCGGGTCTCTCGCCATAGCGCGGCACGAGGTAGGGCGCGACGACGGTGTTCTGATCCTTGGGCGACGCCGTGAAGGTCTGCGCCGGCGCCTCGGCCGGCCGCAGCCCGCCGCCCTGCTGGGCGTAGGCGACGAAGGGCGTGACGATGCCGAGCGGCGCCGCGCCGCCGCCATGCGTTTCGCTGGAATGCGCCGTGATCGTGTGGACCGGCTCGTCAGCGCGATGGCCGACCGCCCCGGTCCGGAACTTCGTCACGAAGGGCGTCACGAGAGCGTGGTTGCCGCCGCCGGCATGGACGGTCGTCAGCGGCTCGGTCGCGGCATACTCGCGCCGCCCGCCGCTGTCGCCATGCGCCAGCCCGGCCACGAAGGGCGTGACCAGCGCATCGTCGCGCTTGCCGGTCATAGCGGTCAAGGGCACGTCGAGCCGGCGGTCGCGCGCCTCGTCGCGGCCGGTGTGATTGACCTTGATGACGAACGGTTTCGCCGCTTTCAGCACGTAGCGCTCGACGCCCTTGGCCACCCGCGCCATCGTCTTCGGCGCCAGCGGGCGCTTGGCGGTCAGGCCGAGCTTGGCCTTGATCTGGGCGGCGCTGTCGAAGATCGACGGGATCGGCCGCGACCAGTCGATGCATTCGCTGATCGTGACCCAGGGCTTGAGCTCGCCGGCGTCGATCCGGAGCGCATCGGCCGGCAGGTTCGGATTGCCGTGGCCGGGCTCCGGCCAGACGATCGGCTCGCCGTCACGACGCATGACCATGTACAACCGCTTCCGGATCGTGCCGGAGCCCGACCACCAGGCGCGGCGCTCGCGATACTCGACGACGAAGCCGAGCGCCTGCCACGCCTCGACGAAGGCCTTGAAGGTCTCGCCCTTGCGCTTCGGGCAGCGCTTGCCGCTTTCCAGCAGCGGCCCCCACTCGACGTATTCCTCGACGTTTTCGAGGAAGATCACGCGCGGGCGCTGCCATTTCGGCAGGCGCTTGACCCAGCCATAGATTGCCCAGCCGATGCCGCGCGTCGTCGTCTCGCCGTCGCGCCGGGGCGCTGCGCCCTTGGCCTTGGAATGGTCGGTGCAGTCCGGCGACATCCAGAGCATGCCGATCGGCTGGCCCCGGCACATCCCGACCGCGTCGACTGTCGCGACGTCCTGCAGCATGTGCCGCGTATCCGGATGGTTCGCGCGGTGCATCGCCAGCGCGATCCGGTCATGGTTCACCGCGATATCGGGAGAGCGGCCGAGCGCCATCTCGATCCCGGTGGAAGCCCCGCCGCCGCCGGCGAAGGAATCGAGGATCAGCTCACGCATCCCTACACCCGCATCGGCATGAGGACGCGGGTCATCTCAGCGTCGCCGTCGGACACCAGCAGCGGGTCGCCGGGCGAGGCGAGGCCGAGGGTGATGTCGCTGGCGCAGGCCGCGATCACGTCGCCGAAGTACACGGCATTAATGCCGAAGGCGCCGAGCCCCTCCGGCCACGGCGACGAGGTCCGGACACGCGCGCCCTCGTCGCCGCCGCTACGCGCCATGACGAGGCAGTCATCGTGCCTGTCGAAGCGGATTGCGCGGCCGATGTCGCGGCCGAACACCTGCAGTCGCTCGACGGCCGCGAGCGCTTCGGGCCGTTTCAACGCCAGCGTGAAGGCCTTGGCGCGCTCGATGCACGGCTCGATGATCTTGTCGATATCGGGATAGGTGCCGTCGATCAGCTTCGTGGCCAAGGTCAGCCGCTCGCTCTCGAAGACGATGCCGAGCCTGCCGTCCGCCGCCGCGAAAGCAGCGACGTCACGTCCTGCGAAGTGCTTCACCAGCAGGCTGACAGCCTTGTGCGGGATGATCCGCGTTGCCGCCAGTTCAACCGCTTCGCGGTCATAGCGGCATACCGCCATCCGGTGTCCGTCCGTCGCTGCGAAGCGCGAGCCGAAGGCACCGCGCTGCCACGCCGCGCCGTTGAGGTAGTAGCGCACCTCCTCGCGCGAGATGAAGGCGCGCACCTTGTCGAGATGCGCGACCAGTCGGCCGTTGCCAAAGCGCTCGATGAGCTCGCCGCGCGGCAGCGGCGCGTCGGGAAAGTCACTCGCAGACAGCGGCGGCAGGGTGTAGATCGCCTCGCCGTCGCCGAGCGTGATAGTGGCCCTGTCGCCGGGCTCGATGCGCAATGGCATCACGCCCGCCACTTGCGCCATCGCCGCCAGGGCCTGCGCCGGCAGGCAAAAACTCCAACCGCCGGCCCGGTCGCCGTCGATCACGTCAATCAGCGTCGTAACCCAGACGTCGAGATCGGTCGCCTCCAGCCGGAGCCCGTCCTTCGTCAACGTCAGCTTGACGTAGCCGAGGATCGGGATCGTTCGGCGCCGGTCGACGGCTTCGAGAAGGATGCGCAAGGCGTGCTTGAGGGCGCGGCCCTCGACCGTGACGAAGTCC